AGGGCATACTCCACGACCTGGGCCTGAATTGCCTCATACTCCTCCCGCACCAAGGTGTGGGAGGAGTATGAGGCCATTCAGGCCCAGGTCGTGGAGTATGCCCTGGCTTCGCTCCATGAATATGGCCTCGTTGCCTTCCAGCGTTCAGGTGGACTGAAGGCCGACATTTCACATTAAGAGGCTGCTCCCCCCTTGTCTGTACGTCAAGAATTGATGGTGTGTCATTGGAAACTATTCCGATGACACACCATCTCCTTATTAATATTCAAATAGACAAATTTTTTACCATTTTTTAATATAACCCCGCAACTTTTTGTAGATTTACCCCGCAACTTTTTGCTGTTTTGCCCCGCAATTATTAAAATCATGCTTTGTTTTCAGCAAAAAAAAGCACAAAATCATAATCCTGAGTATTCAGCGGCTTTGGAACATCTGAAAACAATCTGCCAAGTACAGAATATTACATCTCTGGAAGATCCGCATTGCGTTTTTGTTCCTATATTCCTACAGATTTTCGTTCGGATGTCGAGCCCCAAGGGCAAATTCACGACAGATTCGCGTTCAAGAAAACTTCTATTAGGCACGTCAAGGTTAACGTCCGCGTCAAAACTAATTCCTGCTCTTCCAAAATTCCTCAAATTCCTGTCCAAAACTTAACTTTCTTGTTACAACATTAATTGCCATCAATGCCACATTAATTGAGAGATTAATCTTTAGAAAAATCTAAATCCGAATCTACTTGCGAGGATAGCAATTGAAGGAATGCTGATTCATTCGTCTTTCTTCCCCCTCCGAAGTGAGTTTGGCGCCACCGGAATGGAATCCTACCCCTCCGAAGCGAGTTCGTGGCCACCGGAATGGAATCCTACCCTTACGAAGTGAGTTCGTGGTCACCGGAATGGCATCCTACCCCTCCGAAACGAGTTCGTCGTCACCGGAGCCATTTTTCCCTTTTCCTTTCTCCTTTTTCCTTTTCCAGTGTTCTCCACCAATTGAAATGAATTGAAAATCAATTTCCGGATTCTGTCGGCTTCTCTACCAGAAAGTCTATCTCCATTCGATCTTGCGCCACATCGCAGCTCTTGCTGTAGAAATATAACATAATCAATCAATATTTGTGGGTGCAAAGATACAACAAAATTAAATTATATTTTGACAACATTTGCACCAAATAGAGTGTTTGAAGTATCATAATTTGCACCAAATCGAGAATAGATTACTTAAACGAAGTTCTAATATCATTTTATTGGCAATATTTGTAAATTAGTTGCAAATATGGTGATTAAATTCGACTTGAAAACAATTTAATACGATTATTTATATAGATAGGGGAAGTATAGATAACCCTCTGATCATTCTGGATGAGGCTGGAGATCTGAGCAACGAAGCCTTTCTGGAACTGAAGGCACTATGGAATGCGACGGAGCGCTGCTGTGCCTGGTACATGATGGGTGCAGATGGACTGAAAGCCAAGATAGAGCGAGCCATAGAGCGCAAGCAGGTAGGCTATACCGAGATGCTGAGCCGATTTGGTAGCCGCTACTCGAAGGTGACTCCGGACGATGGCAAGGAGCGAGAGAAGTTCCTGAACGAACAGGCCCGCATAGTTGCCAAGGTGAATGCCCCAGAGGGAACAGACATAGCACTCGTGGTACGTCGAAGCATGGGAGGACTTAGAAGAGTCTATACTGAGATTGAGAAACTGAAAGTCTGATAGTATGGGAAAGAGAGCCTATAGTCCCAAAGAGATCTCCGAGCAGAGATTCCATTATCTGCCATGGGGGCCAAAGTGGAGCAGTCCATTCGGAAGCCCGACAAGAACAGAGACCTGGTTTGTGGTAGGGCCATCGGCCAGCGGAAAGAGTTCGTTTGTCATGCAGCTTGCCAAAGTGCTCTGTACATTCGGAAATGTCCTGTATGTAAGCTATGAGGAGGGTGTCAGTTCATCATTCAAGGAGCGACTGGAACGCTTTAAGATGAGTGAAGAACAAGGCAAGTTCAGGGTAGTGACAGAAGACACCCTGGCAGAACTGACCGAACGTCTGGCCAAGAAGCGAAGCGCGAAGTTCGTGATCATTGATTCCTTCCAATATGCAGGATGGACATACGAAGAGGCGAAATCCCTTGTTGACCGGTTCAAGAACAAGAGTTTCATCTTTGTGAGCCAGGAATACAAAGGTCAGCCGATGGGAAAGCCAGCAACGCGACTGAGATATATGGCAGGAATGAAGGTGAGAGTAGCCGGATATAAAGCTTACTGTCAGGGCCGATTCACTGGAGATCCTGGAAGTTTCTTCACCGTATGGGAAGAGGGAGTGATCAGAACAAGTAATAACATATAAGGTAGAGGCGCATGGGGCAATCACGAATAGCGTCGGGAACCCCATAAGGCAAGATGTATGGGCTTGCTGTCAGGAATAAGGATTGTCCCATGCGCCGGGAACCTCCCTAAAAAAACACCAAAATGAGTATGAGCAGAGTAAAGATCATGTTGGAGCTGGATGCTCCAGAGTTCCTGAGGAGAATGCCTGATGGAACGGTAGCCAAGGAGATGATCCACAAGAAACCATTCACTTGCCCCTATTGCAATGGAAGCGGATGGAACATGACGGAGAATAACCATGGACAGCTGGAAAAGAAACAATGTGAAATGTGCCTCGGTTTTGGAGAACTGAAAGCAGAGATCACAGTAGAGTGGAAACCGAACATAAAGCTTTGATGCTATGGGAAAACAAAGAAAGACCGATGGAAAAGCATCGAGTACGATGACGAACTTCGGACGGTTCTATACGAGTTTCAATCAGCTGAACTGGCCAAACAAGGAAGAGTTCAAGTATTCGCTGATTCTGCAGTTTACAGAAGGAAGAACGACAAGCCTGAGAGGAATGACCCCTGCTGAATACAACGCCTGTTGTGATAAACTTGAAGAACTGACAGGAAGAAAGGAACAGCTGAAGAAGGAACGCAGCACGTGTCTGAAGCAGATGCAGAAGATTGGCATCGATACCACAGATTGGGCACAGGTGAACAGTTTCTGCCAGCACCCAAGGATAGCGGGTAAGGCTTTTGCACGTATGAACATCGAGGAACTGGCCGCCATGAGCAAGCGCATGAGGGCCATTGCAACCAAAGGATGGGAACGGAAGACTGCTCCATCAGACAAAGATGATGATACAGATGCCGAACCCAAGCAACCTATGTATATGATAATGTTGAACAATAACAGGCAACCATCATGACAGCAGAAGATTTGACAAGGCAAGTGGTAGAATACATTGGTAATGTATGCACAGAGAAACGTATCGGCCACTTTGAGTATAACCGATTCCTGGATAAGATGAAGGACTGGGTTGAAAGTGAGCAATGGCAGCAGGAGCATATAGGCCCTCTGTACGATGACGATTAGAATCTCATTAGAACGATATAAGAATGATGAGTGAAGAAGATGTCCGACAATGGAACAAATGGTTCTATGAGACAGTCAAGGAAATGCGCCGGTTGCAACACCTCTACTTTGAGGAGGGACGAAAACTCAAAGCCGGAACAGGTAATCAAGAGATGCGGCACTACTATATGATGCAGAGCATGTCGTACGAGAAGGCGGTGGATGCCGAGATACAGCGCATAGAAGAGATCAAACAAATGAAGGCAAACGAGGCAGAGCCAAGTATTGACTTCGGAGAATATTAACCAATGCGGCCATGTACGGCCCCATTTAAACAACAAACAAAAAGATTATGGCAACAAGACAGAAAAAGACCATCATCAGCGGTGTAAGCCGCGAACAGGCAGATGCAGCCTTTGCACAGTACGCTAAAGCATCGGCACAGAGTGACAAGATCTCAGCAGAGATAGAGCTGCAATGTGCTAAGATCCGAGAGAAGTACGCCACTCAGTTGTCCCAGTTGGATGAAGAGAAGGAGACCGCCTTCGACACCCTGCAGAGTTTTGCCATGGAGAATCAGGCAGAGCTCTTTAGCAAAAAGAAGAGTCTGGATATGGCTCATGGTGTGATAGGTTTCCGTACGGGTACACCGAAGCTGAAGACCTTGAAGGGTTTCACCTGGGCAAGTGCCCTGCAGCTGGTGAAGGAGTTCCTTCCGGACTTCATCAGAACTACGGATGAGATTGCCAAAGACAAGATGCTTGCCGACCGCGAAAGTGACGGTATGGTAGAGAAGCTGTCCAAGTGTGGCATTCAGGTGACACAGGATGAGACCTTCTATGTCGAACCCAAGAAAGAGGAGACTGCATCATGATGAAGCATGTGATTAAGGGGCCGAAGATAGCCATCTGCAGAATGTGCCACGGAACCGGTACGGTGAATGGCAAGAAATGCACACAATGTGAGGGAAGCGGACGCGTCATCGTAATGACCGAGATGAACGTAGATGTGACCCCATGGCGTGAAGAAAAGTAATACAATGGAAGAGGTAATCCGTTACCCCTTCCATTTGCCGTGAATAAAGGACCATAAAAACAATATCCAATGAACAACCGCAAAGGCGTCTCATTCCAAAAGAGAGTGGCAGATGTGACACGCATCTATGACGAACACTCGAAAAGCGGACTCTCGAACCGAGAGATATGGCGCAGATACATATACCCCGTATATGGAATCAGCGAAAGAACCTTCTACAACATCCTGAAGGTATCAGAAGAACCGAGACTGGAGATACCAGATTCGGTGCAGTTGTTATTGGACTTCAATATATAAGGATAATGGATGCAGATCTGACAAGAATAATAGGGCAAATACTCCGGGATATACAGGTTGAACTGACCGATGAGTTTGACCAGAACTTTGAGCGTGAGGGCTACTTTGCCCAAGCCTGGCAGAGAAGAGTAAGTCCAGTGCGAGGAGACGGCCATATTCTGGTTGCTACGGGTAGCCTGAGGCGCAGCATCAAAAGTGTGGTGAGTGCTGACAGTATCACCTTTGAAAGTACATTGCCGTATGCCGCTATCCACAACGATGGTGGAGAAATCACGGTGACAGAGAAGATGAAACGATTCTTCTGGGCCAAATACTATGAGGCATCCGGACGCTTCGGACGGAGGAAGGACGGAAGCCCAAGTCGAGGAAAAAGAACCCAACAGCTGAGCACGATTGCAGAGTTCTGGAAGATGATGGCCCTGATGAAAGTTGGCAAGAAAATCAGGATCCCACGGCGCAAGTTCATGGGCTATGGGCCGGAGGTGGAGAAGATGGTCAGGGAGATTGTTGAAGACAATATCCAGGAATACTTAGAATATGAGATCACAGCGACGCTGAATCCAAATAACAAATAACTGCCAGAAGGAACCTGTTGGAATCCCGCAGGGAACGGTGGCAAAAAAGACAAACAGTATGAGACAAGAAATCTACAGAAAGATAGTGGATGCTATCAGAGAGAATGTGCCAGAGGTAAAGCACATTGACCTTTGGAACAACAATGTAACCTTTATCGAAATGGAAGAGGCATGGGAACGACCAGCTGTGTTTGTGGAGTTCTCTCCTATTGGTTGGGAACCTTTGTCCGGAAGACATGCTTACAAGGGCAAAGGTCGTGTACTGGTTCATATCGTGACCGATTGGGACAGCAAGAACGCAGATGAGTGTTTCCATTTGGGCGATAAGATTGCCAAGATCCTGTCTGGACTGAAAGGAGACTATTTCCATGGCGATCTACCGCACACCTGAGTCCAATGCTCTTGATACGGT